CACTGGGCCTCACCGGGTACGCGCTGGGCTTGCGGGTCCTGCGTCATCTCCGCACGTTGGCTTATCCACTCACCCTTTTTGAGCAGGTCCTCAATCGACAGCTCCCACACACTGATGTGATCCAGCCGGGGCTGTACGATGATGATCTCGACCGTCTGGATGTCGTACAGATAACCGTATGCGGCGTAGGCCCCCAGCGCGTACAAGATTCCCTGTGCGTTGTCCTGCGCCTCCACCCGGTGGCCTTTGCCGTACTTCAGATCGATCACGCTCATCTTGGTCTCGTTGAGCACAATCGCGTCGGAGGTCCCAAACCCATCCGGCACCCACTCGCTGAAATCCACGCGCTCCTCGTACATCTGCTCGCCGCCCAGATACCGCACGACATCTACGTACACCTGCACCGCGTCGGCCATTTCAGGCGTCACGCTGTAGGCGTCGTTCTCCAGCAGCTGCGTGCCGATCATGTCCGAGCAGTCCGTACCGCCCACCAGCGAGATCTCCCCCAGCTCATGCGCGGCGGTGCCCTCTTGGGCGAACGTGCTGGTGGTGTCGGGTATTCCGTCTTCCGCCTTTACGCTGCCGGGGCAGGCGAGCCAACGGTGTGCGCCGGAGGCGCTGAGTTTCGCGTGAATACTCATAGTAGTTTCAGCCTCTCAAGAAGCGCCTTACGGTCCGCCACCGGCACGTCCTGTATTTTCAGTGCGCCCCCGAAGCTGGAGATTATCCCCACTACTTCGGGTTTCCGGTTCGGGTCTGGGCGTGTGATGGTCATGCACACATCCTGCAGCATGGCAATGGAGACCTCGTCGTCGGGCTTGGGTTTAGCTAGGATGGGCTTTTCTGGTTCCGGTTCCGGTTCAGGTTCTACTTCTATCTCTAGTTCTGGTTCCGGTTCTAGTTCTGGTTCTGGCACGGCGGGGATAGGCGCTTCGGCCTGACGCATCTGCCTAATCGGTCGCGGCTGGGCGTTCGCTTTAAGCACTTCCACCAGCGCTGCGATCTGTGCCGTGAGTTCGGCAAGTTGGGTCTCTAGCATTTTAATTTTCCTGTTTTGGGTGTTGTGTTGAACCGTGATATTAAGCTACGCTTCACCTCCACGTCAACAGGAGGACAATATGATACGCGAAATAATAACGCACCTCGGGGGCACCACCGCTACGGCTACGGCCCTTGGCGTTGCGCCGTCGGCAGTCTCGCAGTGGATCAAGGAGGGCCGCATTCCGCCGCAACGCGCTATCGAGATCGAGGCGCTCACGGGCGGCATGTTCCGCGCCGTTGATATCTGTAAGGAGCCGGTCAGTGACAAATAAAATGCAGCTCTTCCCGGTCCACAAGGTCTACGACTCCGAAAAACAGAAGTGGAAAAAGCACCCGGCAATCCCACGCGGGCAGGACTGGCGCACTGTCGTCTGCGCCCCCGAACAGCTGGCGCGGGCCGAGAACCTCGGTGCTGTCATCCCAGCCGGTCGGGTCGTCATCGATCTGGACACCTATAAAGGTGTCACCCGCGCTATGGTCGATACGGCCCTTGGCGTGGTGCTTGACTGGGAGGCGGCGCAGCTGCAGACCACGGTAGGCGGAGGCGAACACTATTGCTTCGAGTTGCCCGAGGGTGCTGAGGCACGGCAGGGTGACTCCCTGCTGGGTGTGCAAGGCTTTGACACTCGATCCGCAGGAAAGGGCTGGATCTGCACTGGGGATGGGTACAAGAGCTTGTCGATATTGGACATGCCAGAGGCTCTTTATATAGAGCCGTTCCCGATGCTTCCGATGGCCGCACTGGAGGCGCTTAACGGCAACGTCGTTAGTGTGGTTGCCGACGCACGTGATGAGATGGAGATCAGCGAGGTCGATGTGCGTGACCTTGAGATGGCGATCAATCACCAGCGGCTCGACGGCTTGACGCTGGAAGACCTTACGGCTTACGTGGCCAAGATACCACCGGCTGACCTTGAGGCTTACGGCACATGGCTCAAGGTCGGCATGGCCCTGCACCACCAGACCGATGGTCAGAAGGAGGGGTTCGTCATCTGGGACGCATGGTCCAAAGACAGCTCCCACTACAACTACTCAGAGTGCCGTGAGAAGTGGCGCACCTTCGGCAATCGCGAGGGCATCAGCAAGCCCACCCGGTTTGACTACATCATCAGCCGCGCCGGTGGCCGGGCTGTTGTTGACACGGCTGGTGCGGCTGCTGCGCTCGTCACCACCCTCGATGACCTGCTCGCTCGCGCCGCTGCTGTCGATACGCTTGAGGACTACACCACGTTCAAGCGCGAGATCCGCGCCATCGATCCCTTCCAGCTTCCGCTGGACGGTCGGCGTATGATCGCCAAAGAGCTGCACGACGCTTTCGGCAAGGCCAAGGGTCTGAGCGTCGCTGACATTCGCAACGAGTTGGTGCCCAAGAAGCGTGGGGCTGGGGCGGGTGTCGGTGCTGCCTCTGGCGCTACGGTTGATCAGGACGGCAACAGCGTTCTGCCAGAGTGGGCCGCACCGTGGGTGTATATAGAAGTCACCTGTGAATTCGCGCACACCGAACTTAACTACGCCATACGCCGTGAGGCGTTTAACGCCAAGTACGACAGGTTACCTGACGTGATGATGTCCGAGAAACAAGCCTCATCCTACTGCCTCAACGACCTCAACATGCCGACGGTCGTGGACACCATCTTCTGGCCCGGTGCCGGTCGGCTATTGGAGGTCGAAGGGAAGCAGATGCTAAATACGTATCACAAGTCCGGCGTTACGCCTTGCGCGGTAGGGGATTTGAGCGTGGCGGGTCAGGCCGCCATCGACCTGATGTTGGCACACGTAGACTTCACCATTGCTGACCCGCGTGAGCGTGAGATACTGCTCGACTTCCTCACCTACGTGTATCAAAACCCCGGTAAGCGTGTGGGTTGGGCGCTGCTGCTGCAGGGGTCTCAGGGCACGGGGAAGTCGTTCTTCGCCGTCATGATGCAGCTGCTGCTGGGTACAGGCGTGACCAATTTGGAGCCGTCTGCCATCGAAGGGCGTTTCACCGGCTGGGCTCACGGCTCTACGCTTATCGTGATCGAAGAGATACGCATCAGCGGCACGTCAAAGTTCACGGTGCTGGACAGGATGAAGCCGTTTATTTCTAACGCGACGGTCGTCATTGAGGAGAAGGGCCGTGACCACAGGACGGTCCCAAACTTCTCGTCGTACCTGCTGTTCACCAACCACAAGGACGCGATCCCCATCGGCGACGGCGATAGGCGCTACTGCGCCATCTTCGGGCGTATACAATCCGAGGAGCAGCTTTATGCAGAACTGGGTGGGGAGAGTGGTTCAGCGGCCTACTTCGACAGGCTGTTTACGGCAGTCCAGCACAACGCGGATGCGCTCGCTTGCTACTTTGGGGCGAGGGTAATCTCTCCTAATTTCCATGCCAAGGGGCGTGCTCCCGAGACCGGGGCGAGGCAGGAGATGATCTCTTACGCCCTATCCCCGGATCGTTTGGCGTTGGAGGATGCCATCAGCAGGCACAGTTGTGCAGTGATTAATGGTTGGATTGTGGACGTGACGTGGCTTAATCGGTTGGCCACAGCAGAGGGTGAGGTGCTTCCGACAGGGGCTGGGCTCAGTCGGATACTGCTCGAGATGGGGTATGCGGCAATCGAGGGTCGAAGAATGCGTATTAAAAAGACGGGAACAAAACATTACGTGTGGATAAAAATAGGGCACAAACAGCCAGAGATGATAAAAAACGCAATGCGGCAGTTTCACGACGGCGACGAGATCGTGCCGTTTTAAGGAAAAGTGGGTGTGATAGGTGGTCTGGGCTCGATTGTTTTGTATCGCGCCCAGTATCGCGCCCAGCTATAAACCCTTAATATTACTATACTTATTACTCTACTGGGATCAAGGGATCAAGATAATAGATATATTGGTATATAGGATTTTATTATTTTATAGTGTAGTTATTAGTAGTAATAGTAGTAATAGCCGTTATATGAAAAACTGTACATAGGGGGTATGAAAAACGCGAAAAACGAGCCCTTTGAGCCCCAAAGGGGTAATAACTTATAGGAATCAATCAGTTAGGAAAACGGGTGTCGCGCCCATTGGATTTTTGGTCGCGCCCAAGGGTTAATTTTAGTGATTTCAGGAGTTTTATGAAGGCGAAGGTGAAGAGTGTTTACAACATGACCCCGGTACTCAAGGATGCCCTGTTGACGCGACTGGCAACGCCGGTCAAGCCACTGGCGCTGCAGAAGAAGATTATGTCCCCCCAGCAGTGGAAGTTCGTGCAGGAGCTGTGCAGCGGCGATGGGGGCGTGACGCTGAAGGAGGCGGCGATACGCGCAGGCTATTCGCCCGAGACCGCACGGGAGACGGCCCGACGATTGACGGACCCACAGAAGATGCCGCACGTCGTGGCGGCGATTCAGGAGTTCCGCGTAGAGCTGGCCGAGCGGTACGGGACGAACTTTGAGCGGCACATGCGGGACCTGCAAAAGATACGCGATGCGGCACTGGAGGCTGGGAATTTTGGCGCAGCGGTGACGGCAGAGTATCGGCGTGGTCAAGCGCTCGGAACGATCTATATCGAGCGCAAAGAGATCAGGATCGGGTTGATCGATAGCATGAGCAAGGAGGAGGTGATGCGGCGTCTCACTGAGATCCAGCAGATCTATGGTGGGGCAGGCGTCCCCGCGATAGACCACGGGTCCATCATCGACATGACCCCGGAGGAGATTGCTATAGCGAGGACGCCACCCCCCACGATTGCCGAGGAGATGAAGGCCGATGAACTTGAGAGAAGAATTGCTGCTGAGGAGGCTCGCAGAGAACATAAGCGACAGCACGGTCGAGCTTTGCTCACTAAAATCCACGGAGAGGAAAAAGCTGCACTTTTACGCCCTGATTTGTTTGAGACAGGCCGGGTTCATCATGATGACGATCAAGGTGACGCGGACGGTGAATGTGGGGCTGACGCCGGAGGAGGTGGGGTTCCATCAGCGGATGACGACGAACAAGTGTCCGACGTTCATTTTGATCCAGACGCACCCTCCGGGGACGACGAGGACTACGATGGCTAGTCTGAGGCTCTACACGGGGTCTCAGGCCGAAGATCTGTACTACAGGGGTACGGAGGTAGCGCCTATCGACAGCTGGCCTCTGGAGGCCGTTCAGTGGCGTATGCTGCGGTGGAAGCTGGTTGAGTGACAGGGTCGATGGTCGAGTGACAGCGTAGGGGCGCATGGCCCCTACGCTTGACGAGGTACTACAGGATGAGCAGCGCACCGATTAGGGTGGCTAGGGCGCAGCAGAGCAGCATGGCGGCGAATTCTTTCATGCTGACACCTCGCAGGCCGACAGGTTTTTGGTCAGGCCAAGTTGTTGTTGGGCAAAATACCCAACGCTGTACGCCTGACGCTTTGCGCCAGTGCGGCTGGCGTAACCGCTTGAGCCGTTACCATCGATATCGATGACCTCTGTGATGGTTACCCGCTTGTCGCTGATCTTATCGGCCTTAGCTGTGATGCTGACACTGCGCCATCCGGCGTTGGTTTTTACTGCTGATTCGTATTTGATTATCATTTTTTTCTCCTGTTTTGGGTAGCCGTCCGTGGCCGGGATTGGTTAGCTTACTTGCACGAAAACGTAACCAGTATTGGTGCCGCCCGCGACGAACTTACTGGCGAAGCCTGTGTCCTCCCCGAGCCAACCCAACTTGCGGGCCAAATATTCAGCCGCTTTGGCGTGACAATCTACGCCAGAAAGCTCATGCGGGTAGCCGATAAAGATTTTAATCCCAAACGCGGAGGTTGCGCTGATGCGCGAGCCTTTTGTGTTGGTCGCGCCGTGGTACTTGGTCTGAATTGCTTGTAGTGCGTTCATTTTGATTTTCCTGTTTTGGGTGGCCGTCTTTGGCCGGGGGTTTAGATTAGGTCTGAGGCTGCTTCGATTACGATGCGCGTCAGGTCTGCCGTGCTGGTGCAGGTCGGGTGGACGAAGATCGAGTTGATCTTGTCGAACCCGTCCTCTCCGCCGAAGTAGACGTACCCTGCTCCGCGCACGGCTTCAATGTCTAACGCCGGGTAGGCGGCCTTGAGGGCTTTGTTAACTGCTGCGAAATTTGCCATGATCAGTGCTCCTTTGAGCGGTGGCCGTCCTTGGCCGGGGTTGGTTAATAAAAATGATTTTCGTATTCAGCCGATGCCGCAGCCTCTGTGTGCCCATCGCAATATTCGTCCCACACATTTTCTAACTCAATCTCGCAGTGCTCAAAAGAACCGATTGCAAGAATTTTGCCATCAAAAACCAATTCGTAATTCTCGCCACACTGATAAATGTGAAAATCTGATTTTGTAAATTCTCTCATGACCGTTCTCCAGCGCCGCAGGATTGCGACAGGTGTGTAGTATCCGGTAGTTGAGAGTGGTTGTAAATGGTTGAGAGTAATTTATTTTCGTTTTTAATGGCCATCCTTGGCCGGGTGATTTCATCGGGCGTAAACCGAGTGGCCTTTGATCGACCACTTCTCGACGACGAGGCCGTCCTCGTCCTCATCGATCACGATGTAGGCGACGGTCTTCAGGACCTTGGCGTATCTCCAGCCAGAGTCGCGTCCCTCCCAAGGGGTGGTGACCCACACCCGGTATGGGTGCTCTGAGCTGTCGCTGAGAGCGTCGTACTCGAAGTACTTGCCGTACTCGCGCTCGACAAACTGGCCGGTCAGGTTTCGGGCTGCTTCGTGTGGTGCGTGTGCCATGATCGAGCTCCTTAGAGTGGTGGCCGTCCTTGGCCGGGGGGATTGGTTTACACTAATCTTGCGAATCGTTTGGGGTAAGCAAATTCTTTTCCATCGCGCTCAAAGACGACGTGCAAGATATGCTGTCCGTTGACGCTTGAACCGACGCCTCGCGCCACCCGATATTCGATTTTAGTTACTGTTACCGCAGAGCCGTATACTTTAACGATAGAGCCGACAGCTATGCCCACCTCGTCCAGCTTGATTTCACTCAGGGGCTGGCCGTGGTATTTGTTAGCTACCTGCTCTAGGTGGTTTGCAAAGTCGTTACCGGCGCGGATTCTTTGCGTCAGGGCACGCTTCAGCTCTTCGATTCCGTACAGCTGGTCGGCCTTGCTGCACTCAGCAAACGGGGTCTCTGTGCGCTTCCCACGGTGGCGGACGGTAATTGTTTTTGGCGTTATTTTGCCAGCATCTACCTTGGTAACGGTTTCTTCCAGCTCGGTGACCGATTTGCGGACAGACTCGATCACACTGTCAGTCTGCACTCGGCTTACTTGGATAGGCTCGTAGTTTTGGCCAGAGCAGACGCCGTTGAACCAGCCGTTGGTCACGGTGTAGCCGTGCTTGCTGGCATAACCGCGCACAACCGCTTGGTCGTTACCGCAGCACTGGCAGTTACCGCGAATCTGGATTCTAGAAGAAGTACTCATCATTCAGTCCTTTTTGGCGTCGCGAAGTTGCGACATGGGAGTAGTATAATGTGGTCTATCTGTGGGTTCAAGCGGTTAGGAAAAAATAAATGTGGTTTATTGTGTGTGGCCAGATTGCCACGATTGGTATGGTAATCTGGCCAACATACCTGCTGGTGAGGTTTATATGTGCATGTGGCCAGAATATCATGATGACTATGGCGATCTGGCCAATGTCTGTATCACATCCTACTCCGCGCTCGGGATGCCGAAAGAGTAGCCTGCTGCCGCAACATTACCCGTCCGAGGCGTAAACCGGGATAGGGCCCTCGGCCAATCCGGCGCGTCACGCGCATCGGCGTACAGCCGAAAACCCCGCTCCGATGCGAGCGATTCGCATTTGCTATTTCCGGTAATCATAATTACCGGAATTAGCGATGTCAACGATATCAATGACTTACGAAAAAAGGACGGGGATTCTGGGGATCGGGTCCCTTTTTGGTCGTTTTTTGACCAAAACGGTCGTTCCAGATGGGGTGGTTTGGTTTTTGGGCCCGTGCCGTCGGCGCTGCTGCTTTAGCCCTATTTCGCACAGTGGATTACGTTTCAAAAGCAAATGGCGTTACCCGTTACGGCGTAAGGGCGCAAGGGCGCAAGTCGTACCCAATCTGGCCAAAACACCCAACCCCCAAAAATTTTTGCAAAATTCCAAACGAATTGCGCTCCACACAAACACCCGCTACACTCCTAAGCCATGACCCTTACAACCTGCCCATGCGGTAACCCAAGACGCGCCGACCAGCGCAACTGTCGTGCGTGTCACGCAGCGCAGATGCGGCGACACCGCGCAACCCATCCGCTGTCTGTTGAGCAGAAGCGCAAGGACAACTGCCGCAGCTACGCTCAGGTCTACCTCAAGCGCGGCAAGATCCAGCGCCTGCCCTGTGTCACCTGTGCCAGCCCCCAGTCTCAAATGCACCATGAGGACTACACTAAGCCGCTCACCATCGTGTGGATGTGCCGCCCTTGCTGGGTAAAATCCCACCAAAAACCTTTTGCCAAAAGCAGACTTGCTACGGCGATTCCCCAAAAGGACCCCTTCGCTTGTATAAGCCAATGACCTCAAAATTTTTTGCAAAATTTCCACAAAGGACACCCCGATGGCGCTACCTCCCGTTACCATAACGACCGACGACGTTGAGGCTGACCGGCTACGGCTACAGCTGCGGCTTGCGCTGCTGCAGGCGCAGGAGTCTTCTCGGAAGAACTTTATCGACTTTGCCCGGTACGTCTGGCCAGCCGCGATAATCAGCGCCCACCATCATAAAATGGCCAGCGCCTTTGACCGTATTATCAATGGGACCCTAAAGCGCCTGATTATTGCTATGCCGCCACGGCACACGAAGTCGGAGTTCTCGTCCTATCTGCTGCCAGCCTTCGCGATAGGCAGTACGCCTAACCTGAAGATCATCCAAGCCACGCACACCGGGGAGCTCGCGGTACGCTTTGGCAGGAAGGTGAGGAACCTGATGGACAGTGAGCCGTATGGTGAAGTCTTCCCCGACGTGCAGCTCAAGGCGGACAGCAAGGCGGCGGGTCGATGGGACACGGATCAGGGCGGGGAGTACTTTGCGGTAGGCGTAGGGGGCGCAATGACGGGGCGCGGCGCGGACCTGCTGATCATCGATGACCCGCACAGCGAACAAGATGCGCAGTCGTCCTTGGCGCTAGAGAATGCGTTCGAGTGGTACACCTCCGGCCCAAGGCAGCGGCTCCAGCCCGGTGGCGCGATTGTGGTGGTGGCCACGCGCTGGGGGACGATGGACCTGACGGCTCGACTGCTCAAGGCGCAGGCCAGCAACAAGTCGGACAAGTGGGAAGTGATTGAGTTCCCGGCCATCTTCGACGAAGGGGAGCCCAATGAGCGTCCGCTGTGGCCGAGCTTTTGGAAGTTGGAGGAACTGCAGGCGGTAAGGGCGTCGTTGTCTGTGCAGAAGTGGCAGGCGCAGTGGCAGCAGAATCCAACGAGTGACGAGGGCGCGATCCTCAAGCGGGAGTGGTGGCGCAAGTGGACCAAGGACTTCACGCCGCAGCTAGACTACGTGATCCAGTCGTATGACACGGCGTACTCGCGCAACGAGACGGCGGACTTTTCGGCGATCACGACGTGGGGGGTGTTTCAGGCGGACATGGACAGTGGGGCGAACATCCTGCTGCTCAACGTGAAGAAGGGGCGTTGGGACTTCCCGGAGCTCAAGCGCATCGCGAAGGAGCAGTACGTGTACTGGCAACCGGACAACGTGCTGATCGAGGCGAAGGCGACAGGGACGACCCTCCAGCAGGAGCTGCGCAAGGTGGGGATTCCGGTGACGATGTACAGCCCCGGCGGGCGTAGGGCGGGGCAGGATAAGATATCGAGGGCGAACTCGGTGGCGACGATACTGGAGAGCGGGATGGTGTGGGCACCGGACACGGACTGGGCGGACGACCTGATCGAGGAGTGCGCGGCGTTCCCGCACGGGGACAACGATGACTTGGTGGACTCCACGGTGATGGCGCTGATGCGGTTCAGGGCGGGGAATTTTATTAGTTTGGCTGATGACGAAGAGGATAGACAGTCTGAACCGGGGGCTGTACCTGAGTATTATTAGGGGCTAGAATGGCGCGAAGTACGTCTTGCTCTCAAGAGGAATCCCTCCATGCTGCCACCGTCGTCCGCCAGAGAAATGTTAATGCAGGTTAAGCGTTACGCCGATGGGGGAGATGTCTCGTCTGTGGGGCTGGCCAAAGCCATATCCAGCGGCCTTACGCAAACGCAGTACGACGATAACATTCGGGCTTACATCGCCAAGACCGCCAACCCATTGGCTGCGCTGAACACGGCCAGTGAGTACGGCGTGAGCATGGCGGACATAAACCGTGCGCTTGGCAAACAAGTTGCGGCTGACTACTTCACGACAGACTACAACACCGAGACGGCCCCTAGCACCAATGTGGCCACAGGGTTTACCTCGCAGGCAGCGCAAAGGTATAACGCCCCCGGTGGTCTGGGACAGGCTAGGCTGGATGCAGAAATTAAAAAGGTTAGCGATCTGTACGCGGCGAATACCCCCGAGAACGCACAGATCTTGCGCGACATGTTCATCCAAGAGGGCGGCAGCATCGCCGACCTGCAACGTGCCGGGTTTGATCCGAGCAGGCTGCTGGGGACGGTGGCGAAGAAGCCCACTTTTCCAACGCTACCCATCATACCTGCCTATACGCCGCCGGTCGTGACCCCTGAAACACAGACTCAATTCCCGCAGCCTACGCCGTATACCCCCGTAAAGGTGTACCAGCCCCTACCCGCGCCGCCGCCCATTTACGGCGCTGGCCAGCCTGCGCTGGACGTGGCGTTCCGCAACAGCCCTGCGCGTACATACGATCCTCGCTACGGCTACGTGTACAGCCCAGCGGCGAAGCTGCTGCCAGCGACCGGCGCAGGGATGAGCTTTACGCCCCCGTCCGTCACCAGCAGACCACGATCCCTGTTGAATGTGCCGCTCCCGGTAAGTCAAACCCCAAAGAAAAAGTGGTCAGAATTTACCCCTGAAGAGAAGGCGAGCTTTGGCCTGTCTGCTTCGCAGGTCTTTGCCCGTGAAGAAAGTGAAAAATCATCTACGTCGCCAAATAGGTTTGCTGGTCAGACCGCTCCAACAACACCGGCGGTTGACTACACCACAAACCCCAACGCTATTGAGCCAATAGAGTTTCGCTTCTTCCAAAAAGGTGGCCCTGTAAAAAAGCCTGAAGGGTCAGCTCAAGAAGAGTTGACCCGCCTTGCCAATGGCGGCTCGGTAGCAACGGGCCGTAAGCCGTTGGCCAAAACGGACCCTCTGTATATCCAAACGGACGCCCCTGCACCGCGCAACCCCGATGCTGTTGCAAGGCCGATCCCTAAAGCAGCTACCCCAGCCCCAGCCCCAGCAGCGGCTGTTGCAAGGCCGACCCCTAAAGCAGCCCCAGCAGCGGCTGTTGCTGCAAGACCGACCCCGATGAGTCAGGCAGACCTGATCGCGCAAATTGATCGCAGCACGGCAAGTACGCCTATCGCCGTAACGCCTGAGCGTGATCCGGTGAAGACCGAAAGCGCAGGGATGTTGGCGAGGCTAAACCAAGCGTTTTACGAGAACGTATCAAAACCAGCGGTAGGCACCCTTATCGACATGACTGCTGGGCTGGGGGACCTTGTCCAGATGGGCACTAAGTATGTGGCCAACCGTGCAGGGATTGAGACCGAACCGTTTACGCCGGTCTCTCCGCGCATACAAGAGGCTGCAGGGACTGCTGGGTATGACCCGTACACCCTTGGCGGCGTGGCTGCCAGCATCCTGCCGTTTGCCCGTGGACAGCAAGCGGCGAGCAGCCTTCGTAGCGCGTTCCCCAACATTGGCCGTGAGACAGCAGCCTATGGTGGCGGGGAAGCAGGGGCAGCAGCTGCGAGTGCTGCGCTCCCTGACTCTACTGCCGCCGAGCTTTTTGGATCTTTTGTGGGCGGCACAGCAGGCAGTATTGCCGGTGCCCCACGAACTCAAATTGACGGTCCGCGTATACCCGGCGAAGAGGCTGACGAGCTGACAGGGTTGGGTGAGCCCCCTGCGCAACCCGGAACTGCGGCTCAGATGTTGGAGGATGTAGCCCAAATAGACGACGCAATACGGCCTACGATTACAACCGATATCGGGGACCGGCGACGAGTAGGAACTACCGGACGGTATGTGGGGGCCCCTGAAGGGGTGAATACCCAGCAGAAACTTGGGGCTCTAACAAGAGCAATAAAAAACCTTACCAAAGAAGGGGAGTTTGGTAAATTTTGGTACGAGCGCAGTGGCCGTCAGATTTTGGATTTGACAGCCGGAAACAAGGATGAAGCTGAAAAGATAATTCAAGCGATTGCAATTACCTCGGCCCGAACCCCTGTTGCTACAAATTTTGATTTTGCTCTTCAAGCCTATTACCAATGGAAGAACGGGGAGCCTATTAGTACTGGTATGTACCCGGCGGCTATGGGTGAAAAACTGCAAAAAATGTTTGATGGCGAAGAATGGGCGGGCAGAAAAACAAACAATTTTTATAACAATTTAATGCGAGAAGTAGACCCATCAAAAGTACAAGGGGTCACCACGGACCTTTGGATGATGCGTGCGTTTGGTTTTGACACGGACGCGCCTACAGACGCGCAATATAGCTTTGTTGAAAACGAGACCAAGCGGATAGCGCAAGATCTTGGCTGGGAGCCACAACAAGTTCAGGCAGCAATTTGGGTAGCCCTTAAATCAAGAATGGAAAATACAGGGGTAAAGAAGGCTGTAGAAGCAAAGTCGCTTAAAAATGGCTGGTTAAAATACGATCAAAATGGGGAGCGTGTAATTCTTGATCAGAATAAGCATGCAGCCAATTGGTTAGATACTGCCATGAAATATTCTCCTAATGATGCAGACCGAGAAGCCGCAAAGTTTGACTATGCCACCGCGGCACAAAACAACTTGTCGCAGATTAGTTGGGAAACCCGGCCAAGCCGACCTAGCGGCCACCTGCCCGAGATATTTGACGCGACCCCTGAAGCTGTTCAGGACTATCACGTAGCGATGTCAAAAGCTTTCTTGGATGACCAAGGTAAGGACATTATTGCCCAAGAACTTGGGATTTTATCACCGGGAGATTTTGAAGCACCCGGATATTTTGAGGAGCTGACAAGTCCGGGCACCCAAACACTTGTAGCAGCTCCAAAAGCGTATGGGTTAACGCGAAGAATAGCGGAAATTAAAGGCCAAGCTGCGGCTATCAAGAGGCCACCGGAGGCAGCGGATCTTATTGGTCCAAGAGTAGCGAACTTTGAAAAATACAATTTAGATTCCGCGCTCAGAAAAGCGACCTATGCTGCTGAACCTGCGGCTATGGACCTAATGATGGCATACGCCGCAGTCCGTGGTATTTTGCTTAAACAAGATGGGGTTGGTCTGCACAAACCTTCTTTTCTTGCAAACATGACCAGACCGCGAGCAAACGGTATTGAAATCAATATTGGAAGACCTTTAACCGCTGTTGAAACAGCTAAATTGGCGAAGCTTGTGGCGGCTGGCGCTGGGCACACGGAATACAATCCCATAGGCAGTGCAAACGGAGTTAGGTTTATTAATTTTGAGTACGTGAACACGGACAACAGTACGTTTCAAAAAATAATAAATAATGCTCTAAAGAAGAATGTGTTTGACAATGGTGAGCAATATAATGCTAAAATGTTTGGAGCTGATACAGGCTACTTAGGCAACAACTGGAAGGAGAATTTAAATGGCGAAAGGTACTTGGACTCTGGCGACCTCGCCGGACGACCCGATCTTCAACGAAAAATACGTGATATCGTCAACCGGCTCGCACCTCGGGTATCGGCAGTTGAGGATGAATTCGCCAACCGCTACGGCTGGACAAGGAATCGAGAGCTTAACCGACTCTACGAAGCCGCCGACGAAGCCCAAATAGCAGGCGACCTCAACATTCCTCCAACAGACGGAGGAATCGACTACGTCACAAAGAAAGCCAACGGCGGAGATGTCTTCCCCGTGAAAAGCAACGCCTCATCCTCGCGGCGCATGCTAGATGACCTCATTGGAAAAAAGCCTGAAGGCCAGCGCGTTGATGCGTCTGGCCTGCAACGCTTTGCCAATGGTGGCTCGGTAGCAACGGGCCGTAAGCCCTTGTCCCCAACAGACCCGCTGTATATCCAAACTGACGCGCCGCGCAACCCTGATGCTGTTGCGAGGGCGATACCTCAAGCAGCACCAACTCCGGCCCCTGCTGTTGCGAGGCAGGCTCCGATGAGCAGCGCAGAGCTGCTTGCACAGATAGACCGCAGCACGGCCAGCTCTCGCCCAGCCTACGGCACGGCTAGTAGCGCTCCGAGAGACCCTGTGCAGACGGACAGCCGCAACATGCTGCGGCGCCTCAGCGATGCGTTTGGGCAGAACGTGACAGCTCCGGTGACGGGTGCAGCGCTGGACATGACGGCTGGCGTTGGTGACCTTCTGCAGATGGGCGCAAAGGCAGGAGCGAAGAGGCTAGGCATTGAGACCAAGCCGTTTAGTTCTGTCTCCTCCCGGTTGCAAGAAGAGCTTGGCGTTGCAGGCTATGACCCGTACTCCCCGGCAGCGCTTGCAGCCAGTGTTCTGCTGCCCGCCGCAGGGCCGTTACGCACCGCCGCTGCCGCGACACGCCCGATGATGAGCATGGCCGCAGCTCCGGGCAGTGCGCGTGAGACGTTGTCGCTGATTGGCCCTATTCTGGACAGGGAAGCATCGGTGGCTGCCAGTGCTGAACTGGCGGCAATGGGCGCACGTGAACTGGCCCCCGACAACTTCACTGCAGAAATCGCAGCGGCAATAGCTGGCGGCGGTGCGTATAACACCTTGGACAACATCCTGAGCAGCGCCTCACGGGGGCCGACTACTAGCGGCATGGCCGCAGACGACCTTGCTGCGTTGACGGCTAAAGCTCCGACCGACACGCCGGAGTTTAAAAATTGGTTTGGCAACAGTGCTATCACAACCTCGCTAGAGCCCAACGGAAAACCCCGACGGTTGTACCACATTACCCCAAAGAACTTTGACACGTTTGACGTCAATCGGCCAGATGCACTAGACCCTTTTAGTAGAGACGGGAGCGGGCCGGTCATATTTATGACTGACAACGCTGAAGAGCAAATGGCGGCGCATAAAGTTCAAGGGTACATGGGGAGGTACAAGGAAGGCTCTAATGTCATGCCTGTGTATGCCAGTATCCAAAATCCGTTGTTTATCGATAATAAATTAGAAGCTGCCGAACGGACGCGACTCAATTTATCCCAAGGATGGCCTTACTTATACACCGCAGACGATGTTTCCAAATTAAAAGCGGCTGGATACGACGGGGTATTTTCGGTAAACGATGATATTCCAAATGAAATCGTGGCCTTCCGCCCTGAGCAAGTCAAATCCGCCATCGGCAACGAAGGCACTTTTGACCCGGCCAACCCTGTGATCACCAAAGCCCAAGGCGGCTACGTCACCAAAAAAACCAAGGGTGCATAACCATAACGTGTGTACAATAGCCCCACACCTATACAAGGGACCTAGAAATGCCCATTGATAAAGTATCGAACCTCATGCCCGCCTCCGACATGCTGGACATGTTGGGGGATTCGCCTGACATCGAGATCATCCTTGAGGATGACGGCAGCGCCATCATCGAGTTGGGTGAGGATGAGGCTGAAGAGGTTGGGTTCTACGGCAACCTTGCTGAGGTTATTGATACGAACGACCTTGGGTCCATATCCATTGACCTGATGGCGTTGTTTGAGGCCGATAAGTCTAGCCGCTCTGACTGGGAGCAGATGTACTCGAAGGGACTTGAGCTGCTGGGCCTGAAGATCGAAGAGCGCACCAAACCCTTCCGGGGCGCGGCAGGGGCTGTACACCCCATGCTGACAGAGGCGATTGTGCAGTTTCAAGCGCAGGCGTTCAAGGAGCTGATGCCCGCCGGTGGGCCCGTGCGTACCCAGACTGTGGGTAAAGAGACAATGGACAAAGTCCAACAAGCCTCTCGCGTACAGGACTTCATGAATTATCAGATCACGACGGTGATGAAGGAGTACACACCGGAGTTTGATCAACTGCTTTTCTACACCGGCTACGGCGGCTCGACCTTCAAGAAGGTCTACTACGACGCGCAGGTAGGCCGAATGGTCAGCAGACTGGTGCTGCCTGACGACATGTACATCCCCTACAACGGTTCAAGCGTTATTTCCGAGTGCCCACGCCTGACTCACCGCATTTCGATGGACTCTAACGAGTTCAGAAAGCGCGTGGTGGCCGGTGAGTATCTGGACGTTGACGTAGAAGCCGAGATGTCACCTTCTGACGCAAGTCAGATCCAGTATTCTATTGATAAAGCCACAGGCGTTGTGCAGACAGGCGCACCTGAAGAGATATTCCTGTTGGAATTTCAAGTGGCGTTGGACATTCCCGGCTTTGAAGACATGGATGAGGACGGGGAACCCACGGGAATCCGCCTTCCTTACGTGGTCACGCTGGATGAGACCAGCTCACGGGTCGTCGGTGTACGCCGAAACTGGGTAGAAGGCGACGAATTGAAGTGCCGCCGCGAATATTTCGTACATTACGTGTTGGTGGAGGGCCTTGGGGCCTACGGTTTAGGGTTTGTTCACCTGATTGGGGGACTTTCCAAGACCGCCACCAGCGCATTACGTCAATTATTGGACGCAGGCACCCTGTCTAACCTCCCTGCAGGCTTTAAAGCCAAGGGCGCAAGGATCGCAGACGACGACAGTCCGATCCAACCGGGCGAATGGCGTGATATTGACGCGGGTGGGGCAGAACTGGCGGCATCATTGCTGCCGTTACCCTACAAAGAGCCCTCCCAGACCCTGTTTCAGCTACTAGGGTTCACGGTTGAGGCTGGAAAACGTCTTGCCAGCACGGCAGACATGCAGGTGGGGGACGGAAATCAGCAGGCAGCAGTCGGAACGACGATTGCTCTGCTTGAGCGTGGCTCGATGGTGATGTCGGCCATCCACAAGCGCCTGTATTACGCGCAGACCCAAGAGTTTGAGATGCTGGCCAAGGGGTTTGGCGAGTATCTGCCGGACGAATACCCGTATGACGTGCCCGGTGCGAGTCGCAAGATCAAGAAAGCCGACTTTAACAACATGGTTGCCGTGTTGCCGGTGGCCGATCCGAACATTTTCTCTGCGGCCCAACGCATTACCTTGGCCCAGACCCAGTTGCAGCTGGCGCAGAGTGCGCCGCAGATGCACAACATGTACGAGGCGTACTATCGGGTGTATGCGGCGCTGAATGTGCGCGACATTGACGGTATTTTACGCGCTCAGAGCAACCAGCTGCCAAAAGACCCTGCCACCGAGAACGCCGACGTGATGGAAGGGATGGAGCTGAAGGCATTTGCAGGGCAGCAGCACGACGCACACATCGCGTCGCACCTGATGATGGGGCTTTCCCCGTTAATGCAGGCAAACGCCTCTGGCGGCGTCCTTTTGTACAAGCACCTCATGCAGCACCTGCGTTTGAAAGCTGAAGAGGACGCAGAAGCGGAGTTGTTTATGACTTACGGCAATGATCCAGACGCGATGGTGTCAGATCTGCAGCGTGAGGGTCTGGTATCGATTAAAATTGCGGAAAACATGCAAGCGATGCGCACTCTGCAGGATCAGTTAGCCAATCCCGGTGGCGGTGGGCAAGATCCGATAGTGGCGTTGAAGGCGCAGGAGCTGGAGCAGCGTGCAGCGAACGATCAAGCCAATATCCAGCTCAAGCAGCAGGGTTTGCAGATCGATCAGGCCAAAGTGGCGCAGAACCAGCAGGCCAATCAGGAACGGATTGCGTCCCAGCAGAAGATCGCGCAAATGCGTACCGGCGTAGCGCTAGAACGCATTAATAAACCGCGTAACGGAGGGTAAGATGCCGCTTAAAAAGGG